CTTATTCCCAGATACACCACCAAATATAGACCCTGAAACAAGTCCGTTAAAAATGTACGAACCTGTGTCCACATAAGTTTCTTCGTCGTTGATGTCTGATGCGAGTTGTGTGTATTCACCACCAATCTCCTTTACAATGTCTTTTAGAAAATCCATAGTTTAAACAAAAAATGTAGAAATACTCAGTCTATATTTTGGACCTGCGACTGACTGCGGTCGGATTGCATGTGGGATACACCCATCAAATAGTATTATCCTACCAGGAACATATGGGGATGTAAACTCTACTTCTTTGGTACTCTCACTATAAAACAGGGTTTCACCATACCATCCATCTCTCCATTCGGTATTTACATAGTACAAAGCGACTTGTTCTTCACCATGACTGTGAATCAAATGAATATCATTCGGTCGGATTAGATTCAACTTACAAGAGGAGACTTCTTTGTTGGTGAACCATGGAGTTTTTTTAATACACTCTTTGAGTGATTCCCATAATCCAGACTCAACCAGTTTATCGGAACCCCAATCACCAAAAAGATTCATGTCAGCAAGTTCATGATGATCTTGATCTTGCCAACCCAATTTTAGTCTCGAATCTACGCAAGAGTAAAAGATGTCACTTCGATTTTTGTAAGGGACAACATCATCATAAACTGCGATGTTCATTTCAGATACCTAGAAGTTTACGTTGGCGTTCAAAATACCCTCGTAGAATCCAAGAACTACTATTCATTTTATCTTCTCCACCAACTCCAAATTCAAACTGGACTCGGGGGTTGTCTCCATACATATCGAGTTCTGGAGTATTACCAGATCCACGATCACCACCATTGCAAAATACAACAGTCTCTGCAATCTCTAAACACTTTGCGATTGCACCACATGCAGAACCAACTTCGTCATCTGGGACAGTGATCACTGCATCAACCATGTTAAGGTGACGTACAATCTCTGCACGTTCAACCCAAGATAAGAAGTATTGACCTTTCTTAGCGGTCAACCATTCATTAGTATTCAGACCTACAACAAGATAATCAGAGAAGTCTTTAGCTCTCTTGAAATAGGATACATGTCCACTATGGATGGGATCAAACCCACCCGTAACTAAACTAATTTTTTTGAAAAACATTAGATAACAAATCCAAATTGTTCACGAGCAATTTTCTTGTACGCACTACCAGGATATTGTTCGCGGATCTCTTTCATCAGATTAAGTTTCTGATAGAGAGCTGCGTCACCACCCAAGCGGAGAGCACTTACGATTGTGGCGAGTTCTTTGTCGTCGATAGGAAGTTCCATATTACTCCGCGAGGTTTTTTGATTCGGTACAGATAACCCAATTATACAGGTTTTTCATTTCATTTGCAAACCATTTTGCAGTCTCTTCGTCTTGAAAATATCTTCGGTGTTGTTGAGGAGAAAGTTCTCCTGCTACAGACCAACACACAACATACTTATACATCATCCGAAGAACGACTCCAAACTAATTTTTCTTTCCACAGACCAACCAATTGCATTAAGGATGATCTTCATAGGTTCGATAAAAGATTTATCAAACTGAGCATCATAATCCACATATTTCTCATACCCAAGTTCTCTGGGGAAATCTTGGATAAAGGAGAGAACATTCTCCTGAATAGGATTAGGCACTTTCAAATACAGGAACTTGATCTTCTCACCACTTTGAATAGGTGCATACTTTTTATCAAGTCCAGCTTTTTTAGTGTAATGATTATATAGGATAGCACCACGAACGTGAATTGGACATCCCTTATTATACATGTCTGTACGAGACATCCACTTGTTAATCTCAGATACACTACGAGGGAATGCAATCTCTTCGGGTCGAAGTTTCTTGAACTCTTTACGAGCATTCTCGATGAAGTCAATCACATCATCCTCTTCCTTTGTCATGATGATGTCGAGTGCATCTTTAATGTACTTCCGACAAGGTGCAGGAGTTGAGGTCTTGATCGCCTCAATACCCATCATCTTGAGTTTGGGATTCTCATAACGAACACCCTCACTATCCCATACACGAAGGATATAACGTTTCTTACCAGTCCAGATACCACGTTCCGCGATGTTCTCGCGTTTCATCACCATTTTGTTTTCGTAGGCGTTGAGGTAGTCGGCCAACTCTTCGTAAGAACTTTCAATATACTTTTCAAGTTCCATGTTACTGACCTTATCAAGGAAATTGACAATCTCCTCAGTAGACGCCTCTCTCCCTTTGAATACAGCGTCAACAAAAGGACCCATATTAAGGTAGATAGAATCAGTATCGATAGCAATAACATAATCAACTCCATCAGACTTCAAGACTTTGTTCAGATATTCGTTCATCTTCGCTTCGATCCACTGAATCGAAACTTGACCAGATAGGGTGATCGCTTCTGCGTTTGCAAGTTTATAGTATCGGAAATACTCATTACCAATGGCACCATAAGCAGAGTTCAGTGCAATCTTTTTCGCCATCTGAATGTTGTCGCAACGAGAGATCTCTCTTTCCAAAGCTTTAGTAGGAGTCTTCTCATAGGCTTTCTTCGCCTCGATCATCTTCTTCTTGAAGATAACACGTTCGTTGTACATCTTCTCCATGAGTTCTGGTAGGAACCCACGGACATCCTTGCGATACATTGCACCATTAGCACAAACTGCATTGTCCTTATACATCTCGAAAGTCAGTTCTTTCTTGAGAATCTTATCAACAGTTGCACTAGGGTGTTTTTGTTCCAACAAAGTCTCTGGAGAGATGTTGTACTGCATAATCAAGTGGGGATACAGAGAGTTAAGGTCAAAGTTCACAACCCACTCATAAGATCCTGGGATAGGTTCTTTCACGAACGCACCCGCATACTTCTCACTCTTACTATTGCGTTCCTTTTGCGGAATCACAATGTTTCTGTTGAGAAGATAATTGTAGATAATCGCATCCCAAGTACGAACCTGATATGCAATATCATTGAAGTTCACCTTAGCGTCAAACGCACGGGTGAAACAAAGGTCAATCAGTTTGAGTTTATCCTCCAATCGGTCAACCAGTTCCACGTCAACGATGTTGTATTCTACGAACTTTTGCCAATCGTTAGTATAGAACTCTCGGAAAGTATCGAACTCAGAGTGATCCAATTTGTTCTGACCCAACTCCATGAATGCAATATGATCCAATCGATAACTCTCTTGGTTCGGAGTTGCAGGAGACTTCTTATACAGGTCCAGGTAGTCCAGGATAGACACACCAGCGATGCGACAACTGAGTTGTTTGCGACCCATGATGGTGACTTCATCAACACGCACCACATTCCACGGAGAGAGTCGTTTGGCGAACTTCTCACCCATCAGACGGGACATGCGACCCACCAGGTATGGCATGTCATACAACTCGTTATTCCACCCTGTGACGACCTCTGGCGGGTTTGCAGTCCACCAATCCATGAATCTACCAATAAGGTCATACTCGTCCGCACACTGGATAAACTTGACGTTCTTCTGTGTGATGTTTGCAGGTCGAGAACCAAAGGTGATGATCTGTTTTGTGTTGTAATCCTGAACAGTAATCAGTAGAAGTTCTTCAGCGCAGTTGAATACATCAGGGAATCCACTCTCCGCCGCAACCTCAATGTCAATGGTGATAACTTTGATTTTAGAAATATCAAACTTGATCTCTTCCTCAGGATAGTTCTGAGCAATGTATTGGTATACGAATCGATCATTCCCATAGACTTTGAAACCATTCACCCCGTCATACTTTTCCAAGAATTCTTTACATTCTCGGATAGTACCAGGATGAATGGGTTCTACATCTTGACCATCAAGGGTCTTGAATTTACTTTCTCGTTTAGAGGGAACAAAAAATCTTGGTTGAAAAGGTTCACGTTTCGTGAAATGTTTTCCATTTTCATAACCTCGGACGAGGATGTCATTACCTAGTTGGAAAACACTTGTATAGAACTTCATTGAATAGCGGTCAAATATGCATCAAGTAGTGATTGTTTCGGATCAACCATTGTGAGGATCTTATCCGATGAAATCATAATATCATCAGTCTGATCAGTCAAATGTCCCATCCAGGGCAACATCCCTTCTGCAAGACGTGGTTTAGTAAGTTTGCAGTCTGGTTCACCAAGTTCAGACATAACTTGGTCAATTCTACTAATAATCGTACCACCATTAACAAGTACGATTACTTGAATATTATCATTCATTTAAAAGTTCTCCAGTTACTTCAATACTATCAAGAGTTTCATCATCTTCAATCCGAAGAGTAGTATCATCAGGTTCTCCATAGTTTGTGGGATCACCACCCTTCATCTTATTAGTATAAGACTCCACAACCCAGTCAATAGGAGTACAGATAGTTGCAATGTGATCGGGACTGATTGCAAACTCAACATCCTGAGAAAGTGGTTGCCATGGCATGAACGCAACTCGATGTTCAACAACATCATTATCGTCATCAGGATCTTCTACGAGAAGATCTGGAGTAAGAAAATCCACAAGCATTGGTTTGATAAACACGACACTACGAACTCGGTCTTGATCATCAACGTATTCTTTTGCTTCAGTAATGATTCGTTCTCCCGTCTTCAGAACGATCAATTTAACGTTACTCATAATTAGAATTTACCTCCCACTAGGATACCATGAAAAAAGGGAGGTGTCAAACCTCCCTGATAATTTATGCAGTTGGTGGCGTGTACCTGATCGTGAATGGGGATTCCCTAACCAACACCGCTTTGTCTCGATTTACTAGTGAATCAATCGATGACTGGAAGGTATCGGTCATGATCTTTGGATACAATCCGATTGCAATAATCGGAACCAATAGAGCACTGATGATATAAACTTCTCTGGGTTCTGCATCTACCAAGTTAGTGTGATCGACGAGTTCTTTGTTGGGAGTTCCATAGAAGATCTCACGCAACATAGACAAGAGATAAATCGGAGTCAGGATAACACCGATTGCAGCAGTCAAACAAACAATAATTCTGAAAGAAAGATCGTATACCGAGTCAGTTGCAAATCCAGCAAAGACCATTAGTTCACTCACAAATCCACTCATACCTGGCAGTGCCAAGGATGCCATGGAACACATGACCCAAAGTGCAAACATGATTTTCATGTTCTGACCAACTCCACCCATCTCATCGAGTTGAAGAGTATGGGTTCGGTCATATGTTGCACCCACTAGGAAGAATAGAGATGCACCAATCAAACCATGACTGACCATCTGAAGCATTGCACCAGTGGTTCCGAGAGCACTATAACTTCCGATACCGATGAGTACAAATCCCATGTGACTGATTGAACTATATGCAATCTTCCGTTTGAGATTTCTCTGTGCAAATGAGGTCAATGCAGCATAGATGATATTGACAACACCAAGAACAATCAAAATCGGTGCGAATACTTTATGTGCTTCTGGAAGAAGTTGGCAGTTGAATCGCAGGAGTGCATATCCACCCATCTTCAAAAGAATACCTGCAAGCAACATATGGACTGGTGCAGTTGCTTCACCATGAGCATCAGGCAACCAAGTATGCAAAGGAACGATTGGAAGTTTGACACCGAATGCAATCAAGAATCCTGCATAACACCAGAGTTGGAAGTTTTTCGGGAAACCCTGATTCATCAGGTAGGTGTATTCAAAGTTCGGAGCACCATTGAATGCCCAGAATCCCATTGCAAGTCCTGCAATAAGAATGAATAGAGAACTACCTGCAGTGTAAATGATGAACTTAGTCGCAGCATACTGACGTTTCTTACCACCCCAGATCGCCAACATCAGATACACAGGAACAAGTTCTAGTTCCCATGAAAGGAAGAAAAGGATAAGATCTTGAACCGCAAAAACTGCAATCTGTCCACCATCCATCAGGAGAAGAAGGAAGTAGAAGAGTTTCGGTTTGAACCGAAGAGGCCATGCAGCAAGTGCAGCAAGACTAGTAATGAAACTAGTCAAAAGAATCAAAGGCATAGACAATCCATCTGCACCTACGGACCAAGTAAGTCCAAGTTGAGGAACCCAACTGATTCTTTCTGACATCTGAAGATCACTGATCGAAGGGTCATATCCATTCAGATACCCCGCAATCGTAATCAGAAATGTGATTAGTGTAATTGATAATCCATACCACCGAACTACTTTTCCATCACCTTTATCGGGTAGGAGAGGAATACCAAGTGCGGCAGCGATTGGAAATAATATCGCAAGACTCAACCAAGGCATGATTTGGGCAAAAAAGTCATCTATATTATAACATAAAAAAAGAGACCCGAAGGTCTCTGTGTATCAACGGCGAAATCCACCTCTAGGCATTGGAGTGCCAAAATAAGGAAGTCCACCCCTAGGCATAGGAGTACCAAAATCAGGAAGTTCAGGCATTCGTGAACATGGACGTTTGAATGTACAGCGGCGTCTCTTTGGACGATGGATAGTTCCAGGTCTACCACCAGGATTTTCATGGAACATTCTAGGTTTTGCTTCAGCAACAGTACCTCCAGTGATACTCACTGTCGTGGCAAGCATTAGAGGAAGAACGAATAGTTTAGTCATTTCATTTAATGTAGAGGATATAGTTACCCATCAATAAATGGGTAAGTGCGTCCTAACAAATTATATAGACATAAAAAAAGAGGGGTTTCAACTGGATTTTGCCAGTTGACCCCTGCGGCGACGATATTCAGTTGTATTTATTCTTCTTTAGGTGCAATAATTGAAGCGATGATGACCATGAACGCGAATAGACCAATAATGAGACCGATTAACATGAGTCCACCTCAAGGGGTGTCATTATTTATCCATAGGTGGTCCATTAGGGTAGTGTAGGCGCAAGGACTGCGTAACTAAAAAGAGTCGAAATGGTTCCGATGATAAGAGTGGCGGCTGTTAAGTTCATAAGTCGTCCTCCAATGGTACATATTATATAGAAGTATAATGTATCAACATGATACATTTCTGTAGCGGTTACTACTGATCTAGACTCCTTTGTTTTGGTTTAAAGATAGTCTTTTCTCTGGTGATGTTCAGGAACAACTTTTCCGAGATTGACTGTCAAAAGCCCATCTTCAAAAGTAACTGATCGAACTTCCGTGTCGTCACTGAGGGTCCAGGAACGTGTAAAACTCCGTTGAGCCAAACCTTTGTGCAGGTAGTTAGTTTTTGGTTCTTTCGCCTCTTTCTGTCCTTCAACAAACAACGAACCATCTTGGGTGTAGACATTAACTTCCTCTTTTCTGAATCCAGCGAGTGCAATCTCTAGTATAGACTCTACGTTGCTGACTTGCACAAGATTGTAAGGTGGGTAGTTACTTTGGGTTTCCTGTTGAAAGAAAAAACGATCAAAGTAATCGTCCATTCCAATACTATTCTTGACAATCTTGTCCATTAACTGCGGCAAATCGGCAGCATGATACTTCTGGATGTTTACCATTGTACTTCTCCTTAAAAAGCGAGATTAGATTTTGTGGACCCCGAAGGCATCCGTGTATATTTATACCATAAACCATGAAAAAGAGGTGCAGTAATAACCGCACCTCCTAGGGTTTCCGACTTTTGAAGCGACCGCACGAAAGATCGCATCACTATTTATTGTGCTTCTGGTTTCTTTTTCTTACCGATATTATACTTGGACTCAAGAACCCAATCGTTCTTATCTCTGTAAGAAAGAACTTTAATTTGGTTCAAAGGTGCGACATCAGTAACAAGTTCTGGACTATTGATAGAAATCAATCCCCAGTCAGAAAGAAGATTAATAATACGATTACGACGTTGAACGTCATTAACTGTAAGATTAGCGTGTTTGCCGTCCAGTGCAAAAAGTTCTTTGAAATGGACGATATAATACTTACCCTGTTTATGTAGAATATGACAGGACTGGTAAATTTTCTTTTCTTTACGCGAGGCAACACCGATGCGGGTGAGCGTTTCACGGACTTTTAGGAAATCATCTGGTTCATTAAGAACCACTTCAATCATCTGATCTTGTGACCAACTGACTTCAGGTTCAACGAAGGTACTCATCTTTTGCCTCCAACATCAAGTTTAGCTTTGATATGATTAATTTGATCTTTGGTAAGAATCTTCATAGCTTGTTGAGCCTTTTCATTACTATAACCATAGTATGATTTTACTGCATCAAGGTCTTGAATTTTCTCTTTTTTAAGCCACGGAGAAAATCTTTTCCGTTTCCTGATGGTATTTAGTAAAAAGTCATATTGTAGTTTTGACGGGAGATTATGATGGAGATTCATCTCGTTGGCATACATAATCGTGTCAATAAAACCAGAGAGGCACTTATTGATAATGAAGGGGGGATATTTCTTTTCCCAGGTGGGATCCTCTTCACTCATAAGATACTCTTTAGTGAAGTTGATCGAGTTCAGGTAGTCTTTCAGTTCGTAACTCATCGGATAATGTCAATTTCATCAGGGTTTGAATTCCAAGTCTCAACCTTGGTGCGAAGTCTACCTTCAGACTTCAGTTTCTCAAATCGGTTAGAAGCTTTCTTCTTCCACCAGTTGATTAGGTTCTCTGTATAGAACTTCTCGTAGTTTTGACCAGGGCGCAAAACATCCTGTTCACCGAGAATCACTTCCCGTGCATTCTCAAAACCATAATCTGACATATAAAATCTCTTCTGTTCAGTCAGATTTTTTGCATTTGCAATCGCAGTCTGGAACTCCACAGCCTTTTGAGAAGGTAAGTTTTTCTTGATTAGAGAGATCATCTTTTGTTGAGTCTTCAACTTGCGACTCGATGCGTCCTCCTTCACCAGAGACTTGTTGTTGTTCCGTGCGATAAACCATTTATTCAACTCCTGAAAGATATCATCATGCAGAAGGGGTGTGAAATCACTCTGTGTGAGTCCACGATACCTCATGTAGGGTTTGAGTCCGTCATACTGAGAGGATGACTTTGTAGACCCGTACAGAGAGGTTGTCTCGAAGAGACAGATGTCTGCATCATACTTACTATTTAATGTCTCACGGGCCTGATGAGAACAACACAGGAGAGACAGGAGTTTACCACCCAGGTAGTTGAAACCGAAGGGTTGAGTGGGAACAATGATGAATCCCATGATCGCATGACGATTGAACCGACTCAGTTCGGGGACACTACCCAACCAATCGTTACGAGGTTTTGAGTTGATCGTAGGAGAACCAAAACGACAGAATCCGAGGATCTTGTTTGTGTTCATTTCTTTGACAATCCACTTCAGGGACTTCCCAGGAATGGAGTCTTCAATAGCGTGAGACGTAGTGATCTGCAGTCTCTCACTAAAGTATTCGTTACTAAAACCACCCTTGACACCTGCAGGATACACTCGGATATCCATGTCTTGGGGGTGCATATCGAACGAGTCAAACATATCATCCTCTGGACCCATACCCAGAAGAGACGTTTGCATCTGACTCATTCTATCAAGTTTCACATTACGCAAATATTCATCGATACGTCCCATGTTAGAGAAGTAATCGATGAATTTGTCTGCTGCGTAAATTGCATCATCAAGTTCTAATTGCATATCAAAGAATCAGTTTCTTTTCATCTGGAGTAACCAACTTACTCCCATACATTGAATTATACTTCTTTTTTACACCTTCATCAACTTCTGCGACATACACAACATGTTTCATGTCAAGATTGATCTCAGGTTGAGTCTGATCAATGACTGTCGCCCATGGCATGAATCCAACCCGACCATCTGCACTAGGGAGTACAACCAGTCCATTTTTGATTGTCAACATTCCACCAGTCCATTCAAGAACTTCTGCGACCACTTCTTCGCCAGTAACAATTCGTAGCAGTTTTACATCCATCATAGAAATGCCTCCAATGCACCATAATTTTGCATAATTTCACTTGAATATGAATTAGGGTCTTTACCCTTTCCGTCAACCTGCATATTCATCAGGGGAGAACGACCAAACTTGCGTTGGTACTGATAAATCTCGTAGTGTTCCCTAGAGATCAACCAGGATTTTAGACAATGGTCTGGATCTTCTTTCGGTGGAGTAATAAATCCAACCCAAAGTGGTGTACCAGTCAAAGTTCCATTGAGAACATCATCACCAAAACCATACTTCTCTTTGAAGAGTTCATATTTCCTTTCAGGACACTCTCCAGTGGTGAGTGGTTTGTGATGCATTGTCATCCTCTTATGTAGGTGACTTCTCAACTTTCCTCTGTGACCATTTTGTTTGTCATAATAAAATCCACCAGACTCTCCAATATAGACACATTCCGCCAAATCAGAAGGAGAATCAGTTGAAGATGGTTTCATATCACTCCAAACAAATCCGTAGACTGCACCACGCATACCAACAAGATCTGCGAGTTTATGATATTCAGTAAATCGAATCCAATGTGTAGTTGGAATCATTTGAAATCACACTCCACCATAAGTAACTTTGAATTTTCCATAATCTTTTTTTAATTCTGATAGAGACATTCCAGTTTTATCAGGCAGATTTTCTACTGGAACTAACCATATTACATCATCCATAATACTAATAAATGCCATATGATCAACTATATTTTTGTATGGCATTTTTGTAGAATGATTAGTGACCAGATGAAAGTTCATCTTTCCAGTTTGTGCAGTTGATTTTACCTGAACTCTTTCAAAATTTATCCCATCTTTTGAGATAAGAAAATCAGATCCCCAAATATCTTCAACTGGCGTATAAACCTGATACCCCTTCACCATCATCAAGTTTTTAAATTTGTCTTCACAAATTCTTCCAAGACCTTTTCTTAGTGTGGCAATTTTTACATCTTCGGGATTGAACAAACTATTCTTAAGAACTTGATTTGTACCAATCATTTCTTGATACTTTTTCTTTGCCTCAATGACTGCCTCTTCTTTAATTGTGGTTTTAAGAGACCAATGTCCACCTTTCTTCCATCCTGGTTTTTTTAGAATACGAAGATACCAGTTTGGTTTACCATATCTTTGAAAAATCGTGGCATCTGGATCATCATTAAATGACTCCACATTTTGAAAGACTTCACTCATTTAAAATCACACTCCACCATAATCTCGGTCAACGCCGCGAGGAGATTGATTTCTTGATCTGCAACAAAAGCGATTTGGTATTGGTACTTAGCAATAACCAGGACAGCAGCAGGAATAGAGCTAGGAACAAGGGCTTCGTAAAGAGCATCATAAACGCGACGAAGAAGTACACCAGGATCATTGTCCAGATTATTAACGACCCAACGTCGAACTTCGGAGAAATCTTTTTCCTTAAGGTTTTTAACCAGTGCATTGACATTTACATCAGAGAATTCAGCAAGAATTGCGGAGTCGATCTTACCACCCGCAGAATAACGTTGACACTCATTCAGAACACGACGCCAGTCAGGGAAGTGTTTGTTGATGAGTTCTACCAGGACCTTGTTATCAAATTCAACACTTTCTGCACCCAGGATTTCTTGGAGGCGACCGAAGAACTTTGCAGCGATGGCGGGTTTTTGTTTACCAGTGATGGAAAAATCAACACAGGCGCATCGGCTGTGGAGGGGTTCGATGATCTTGTTTTTGTAGTTACAGGTGAAGATGAATCGGCAGTTGTTATAAAACGCCTCAATGTTCGCCCGTAGTAGGAGTTGAACATCATGGGTTGTGTTATCAGCCTCATCAATGATGATGACTTTGTGTTTTGCGTCAGCTGCAGAAAGTGAGACGGTCGATGCAAAGTTTTTGGCTTGATTCCGAACAGTGTCCAGGAATCGACCTTCATCGGATCCGTTGATGACATAGTAATCTACTCCAAGTTGGTTACAGAGAGCCTTCGCAACTGTCGTCTTACCGATACCAGGAGGACCAGAAAGAAGAAGGTTGGGAATCTCTTTCTTATTCAAAAATTCCTGAAACATCTTTTTAGCGTTGTCAGGAAGAATACAATCTTCGATGGTCTGAGGACGATATTTCTCGACCCAAAGAAAGTCAGTGTTGTTCATAATAAATCAAACCCAGTTAGGTTTACGTTGTGGAAGTCGGAGGTAATTATCCTTTACCCAAGGTTTGGATGAAATATACATCTTGTACTTCGTGTATATGTCAACGGACTCATCATACTTGAATTCGTCAGGTCCTGCAAATACAAAAGGTGTTGGTTCACCACCATTACCTTCTGAGTCTACACAGGGAAGAATCTCATTTGCGGCCTGAAGAGTATTGAAACAGGTATGTGGTTTACCATACCTCAGTGAGTATTCATTGCACAGAGCAAACCCATGAGCAAGTAACCACCTCCAGTTACTTACAAAAGAGTTTGCCCAAATAGTGCATGGATGATTGCGAAAGGCACCCTTCTCAGTGGCATAGGGAGTACCATCCGCCCTGGGAAGAGTGCCAAAACCATGACCCCATTTGTCAGAACATACAATAGCAAGCATCTGACAAGTCTCCAGTGGCATCTTGACGATATGTTTGTCAGGAAGAACCTTAGCAGACTTCAAAGGATCGGGGTCAGTGACGAAGATGTTCATAATGAAAGTTGGATAATTTTCGATGCATCAATTACTGCGAAGAAGGTCTGAAGACCAACAACATCCCAGGTTTTGATCGAAATTGCAAAGGGAAGCATGAAGCATCCCCCTACCAATCTGAATGTACATCCAATTCTAACATCCAGATACAGAAGAAGGAAGTAACCAATCAACAAACTGGCACTTCCTATGATCCTTAGATTATTTGCATTCATGAAATTAGTTTACTGATGCTAATCGTAAGTAGGAACGATAGCATGATTACCACGTCCCATGCCTTAGTCTTTGCAAAATAAGGAATTGAAATTAGATCTGCGGTGAAGTTGATTATAACACCCCAGAGGACGTTTACGTGAAGAATAAAGAAGTAGGCAACGATAACGCCAACGCTGCCTGCAATCCTCATCCTAGTTAATGTTGTCATTCATCGTATGTCGAATCGGGTTCCAAAGCAATATAATAGGTCAGATTCTTATCTTCTGACTGGAATCGTGACAGAAGTTTACGGGAGATCACCACGTCATAGGCACCAGGAAGAACTTTGATATTCTCCACTTTGAAGTTCAGAGTGAAGGTGTCATTAGTCTCACCAACAACAATGTTGAAGTCGTTGGAGGTATCGTTCTTCTTGTCGCGAACAACCAGTTTAATCACACCAGCTTCACCAACAACAGACAGGTCAGGAACACCATAGACTGCAGCAGCCTTGAGGAGTTTATCCAGTTGTTGAGTATTCAGAGAGAAAGCAACATCCTCAGAAGGAAGGGTGATGGACTTATCGGGAGGAGTCACGATCACTGCAGGATCTGCGAAGAAATACTTAGAACGAGTATTACCCTCACGGATGGTGACATAACTCTCGTTCTTGAAATCCAGTTGGGGATCCTTGAACAGAGACATGGAGTTCAGGAACTGGTTCAGATCGTAGATACCAAAGTCACGTTCAAATTCTTCATCAACTTGCACTTCTGCAAGGATATTCTTCATCACACTGATAGTGCGGAGTTTGTTACCTTCTTTGAACAGGATAGATTGATTGATACCTGAGAAGTTCTTCAGAAGGGAGATGGTCTTTTCAGAGAGTTGCATGTTTTGAATCATCGATTGGGATACTCTTCACGGGTGGTGGATTTGTCGCTGAAATGCATCAGAAGAACAGCATAGTGCATAATCTTCATGATGTCACGACGTGCAGTGCCTTTCTTATCATAACGAGAGGCATACTTGAGGATGTTGGATCTGCAGAATGCTTCGGCATCACCACAGGCATCAATAAGATCAAGTGTTTGAATCTTATCAGTTCCAGCAGAATAATGTTGGTTATATGTACCAGAAATATAATCGGTTAGTTCTTTGAGAATTGAATCCTCACTATACTTGTATCGATTTGGATCGTTATTCATGAGTTTAAGGTCAAACGTGTTATCCATAACAAAGGTCATGTTTACCTCTTCAAATTATATCAAGAGAAGGTCTGTACGTCAACAGAATCTTCGGAAGGCATCTCGAAATCTGCATCAACTTTGTCGTAAAGTTCCAGGAAGGATTGTTTGGTTTCATCATCGAAACGATTCACACAAACTCCAATGGACTTACCCTTATCACCAAAGATGGAATAAGCACGGATGATATGAACCAGACGACGGGTAGAGATGATTTCTTCAATACCACCATCATAGAAAGTCTTGCGGATGATGTCAGCCCAATCTACAAGTCGTTTGCAGAAGTCTGCATCATCGACACCGAGAGACATTGCAACGTTGGAAACGATCTTGGTTTCCTGAACAGGAGTGGGATATTCCTGTTCAAAGGTCACGGGGAATCGTTCAAGGAAGGCTTCGTTGAGCACGTTAGTTCCAATGAATCGTCCATCGTCTGAACCTTTACCTTTAGTGTTTGCGGTTGCGATGACGTTGAAACCTGCACTCGGTTGGACGAACTTCCCGATTTTCTTAAGAAAGACTCCATTTCCTTCAAGGATACTTTGGAGACAGAGAATTTTATTAGAGGCAAGGTCGATCTCGTCAAGGAGCAAGATAGCACCTCGTTGGAGTGCTTCAATGACTGGGCCATTGTGCCAGACGGTTTCACCATTAACAAGGCGGAAACCACCAATAAGATCATCTTCATCGGTTTCAATAGTAATGTTTACACGGATGAGTTCCCTCTTGAGTTGGGCACACGCCTGTTCAACAGAGAACGTTTTGCCATTACCAGAGAGACCCGTAACGAACGTTGGATAGAAAAGACGGGACTCAATAATTTTTTTAATATCTGAGAAATTACCAAACTTGACGAAGGTATCATCTTTTTGAGGAATAAGGTTTTGTTGAATAGCAGGCATTGCCGCAGGGGCAGTATAAGTCATTTCGAGATCCTGAACGGTCTCTTTGGTTACTTCCAGGTTCCACTTCCCACGACCGACTTTACAATCTTTCAGTTTGTTGGTGATAGTTTGATAATTGCAATCGTTCATCGCACACCAAGCACGGATGTCACCAGAACTCACAGAACTACCATAGAGGTTCTGGAGGGAAGTGATGATGTACTCAGGAGACATGGACATGTGTTTTGTTTTAACTGAAGTTATTATAACCATAAAAAAAGGAGGTCCGAGGACCCCCTGTGCAACTTTGGGAAGTGTCCCTATTTTTTATCCATCAAGGCGCCCTTACCATACTTGGCAGCGATGTCTGCTCTCACAATATCCATTGCAGAGGCACCTTTACCATATTTTTTCTCCATCTCTTTCTGAGCCATGGTCTTACCAGTACCAAACTTCTTGGTATTGGGTGGCTTTGGAGCGCGATCATATCTGATGTTTCCACCAACACCACCACGTTCCATACGGCGATCTCTTAGAGCATCCTCGTCTTCAGTGACCATCTTCTTACGAACCTTCTTTGGTTTAGAACCACAAGAAGATTCAATGATATCTGCATACCACTCTTCACTCATATGAAGGATGATTTTGTCTGCATTTTCTGCATCGACAAAATCATTTTCTACAAGATAATTGACAAGATATTCGTAGGTTTCCTGTTCGTTCATCAAATCATTCCTCTACGAGTGTGATGTTTCCTGCAGCATCCATGACAATTCTAGGTGCAGGTGCTTCGATGTCTACAACACCCTCTGGTGCAGGAGGTGCAACAGCTTCTACTTCTGGAGTTGGTGCAGCAACTGGTGCTGGAGGGGTAGGTGCAGCGGGAGCAGGCGCACCACCACCCAATAGATCCTTAAGTCTTCCCATGGTGAGTTCTAACGGCTACTCAATATTTATCAGGCAACCAACTCAATGAACTCACCCAGAATTTTCTTGTTCATTTTCTTACCTTTGAGAGACTTGAAAAATGCAGACTTGATTTGAGTCTTGGTTGCATCTTCTTTCACTTCAAACTCAACATCCTTGGAAAGGTCCGTACCAGAGAGTGCAAAGTAAGCATGATATCCAGAGTTGAGAATCACAAAAGACTTGTTTTTCTTCCAAGAGGTTTGCAACTTAGAAAGATCCTTGTCCCACTGATAGTAACGACGCATGAAAGAGTTTGCATCACGGGATTCAAGAACACGCATACCAATGAAGTTCACGTTAGGGAACTTATCACGGAGATGGTGGATGAGAACATCAGTGAATGAATGGAAGTCATAATCAAACTTATAGGTCATACCAAGTTTACGATCACGAAGTAGACAGGTACCAGGGTAAATGTTGTTCAGTCCAATGTACACCTCTTCTGGATTGAACTTTGCACGACCAACAAACTCTTTGTGGAACTTCAGAGGGCAAGCTTCACCATCGGTCAACACAACACACTGAACTTTCTGCACCTTGTTTTGTTTCTGGAACTGAGGAATGATCTGATGCAATGCAACCAGAGTCTCGTTCAGAGGAGTGCCAGAGAGACTGAGACGACAAGGATGAGTATACATGGGCATTTGACGATAGTTATACCCAAACTCCTTAGAGATCCGCCAGATGTTGATCATCTGTTGTTCCAGAACTTTGACGTTAGTCTTACTGGTGAACAGATTCATCAATGAAAAATTATCTGGAACACTCAAGAGTCCATGTTTCTTCTCGTAGTGACTGGAAAGAGTAATGAACTGACCATACTCATTATAATCATTCGCAAGCCATTCATTCGTGAACGCATATACATCAAACGGGATCGCAACTTTCTTGCAGAACCAGATGAGATTGTAGAGTTGTTTGATGGTGTCATTCATGACACGACTCATAGAACCAGACCAATCAAGAATGAAGATCAATCCGTGGTTCTTACCATCGTTGATCGTGGTGACTTTTTTGAAGAGATCTTCGTTGTACTTGTAGGTATGAAGTTTAGTGCAGTCAAGAGTACCAGTACTACTACTAGTTGAACGAGCATATGCATCGGCAGACTTGCGACACTCAAACTCCTTTACCATGTAGTTGACTTCTTTCTGTGCATCCCGTTTGAACTTACGAAACTCATTATCAACCTCACCAAAGATTTGTTCGTGAGTGTAGTCTTCGATACGTCGTTCGGTAACTTCCCACCAGTTATCAATGTAATCGTGAACTTCCTTGTTGTCTGCAATGACAGTTTTCATGTTCAACTCAGGAATCTCCAGATACATATTCTCCTGTTGATCCATAGACTGAATCAGATCACGAATCGAATCCTCAAGATTATCTGCTGTACGAACCTCAGGTTCCTCTCCTTCAGTCTCTCCACCAAGATCACTGGGCATATCCTCATCAATATTCTCATCGTTGTCAGAGGGGGAGTGGCTGTCCACAGGGGATTGTTGTGGTTTGGACTCATCCAAAGTCTCATCTACAGGTTTGTCATCAGGTTCCTCTCCACCACCTGCATTAGATTCGGTGTTTTGTTTAGTTGCAACTTTTTCCTGTTCCTTCTCGGGTTGTTTGCAGTATTCATAGAGATCCCGTGCAACTTCGAGAACATCCTCAAAAGTCTCAGTCTCACCCATACGTTTGATCAGGATACTCTCTTCGACATTGAAGAAAGGAATATCCACAAGACTACCAATCTTGTAGTACAGGTTAGCGCGATCAGCAAGATTGAAAGTAGAGATATCGTCGTCTTTTACTTGAAAGAAATCTTCCTCATGCAGTTCGGTGTATCCACGGAAGAAAGTTTTGTTCAAACCTCCATATCGACGTTTCATTAGTTTCTCGATACGGGCATCCTCAACCACATTCACAAACTGGTGAGGAATCGATTTGGGAATATCTTGATTAGGAGTGTAGAGTGCATGACCAACTTCGTGACCAACCAACATGTCATAGACTTCATTGGAAGCCCTGTCCCACTGAGGGAGAATCAGGACACGAGTGTCAACATTGAAGGATGCAGTTGCAACGTTCTTGTGTTCCACAACCAAATCTTCGGTTGCAAGAAGACGAGCAAGGTTTCCTTTGATTTCTTTGTTGACGGGCATGGACTTCCTTTCGTATGAATCCAATATACGACAAAACCCCTGGTCTCCCAGAGGTCATGTGACACTTCTTTAGGTGTCTATAGTAGTTTACTAAACCCTTTGACTTTATCGAACCTCATGACTTTATCGAACTGATCAATGATTCCGTCCGTCTTGTGTGAGATTACGAATACGTGGGCATCTTGAATCACATATCTGATAATCTTGGTAAAGAACTCAGTTCCTGCATCGTCTAGTGAACTATCGAAGATCTCGTCCAGGATGAGAAGATTTGTACTGGCTGAATTTCGCATCTTGGCAATATCCCGCCAAGTGAATAGTAGCGCCAGGTCAATACGCATCTTCTCACCTTCACTGAACGATTCATAACTAAAGTCCTCATGGACTGGTGATTTGATAACCTCCTTAAACTCTTCATCCAACGTGAAGTTGATGTAGAAGTCCATCATCTGTAGATACTTGTTTATCTGCTGGTTCATAACAGGCAGATACTTTTTGATGATTTTAGACTTTACTCCACCATCCTTCATGAGTGAATGGGCGAACTCATAATAAGTAGATTGTTCTCGTTCTTGTGCCGAACTTTCTTCAGTTTTGCTAAGATCTTTGATTAAACCTTCAAGTACACACTTTTCAGAATTTCTGTTCTGTATTTGGTTGGTAATTTCTTGAACTTCATTTCTGAGAGTTCTGATTTGTCGATTAAGACCAGTGACCTTAACATTGTTTGTAGAAATGTCATTGTTGAGTCTGTTTATCTCCGTAGAATAAGTTAAAAACTTTTGGTCCTTTTCTTGTTCTACATTGATCGCTTCCTCAAGTTCTTTGTATCCGTCATTGAGTTCTTTTGAGTTCTCCTCGATGTCTACAATTTTATCTAGGCGAAACTGCTCCTCAATAGACTGGGTACAGGTAGGGCAAACCGAATTCTCTTGGAAAAACTGGTGTTCTGATACTAAATTTTGTATCTTCTGTTCCAGTTTCGCTTTGATTGTGTTCAGTTTCTTAAGAGTTTTCTTGGAGTTGTTAAGATTCTCTAACTTGGGTTTGAGTTCTGTATCAATACGAGTCATAAGAGACTCATTCTCTTCGGTAAGAGTTAGAATTTCACCATCAAGAGATTCAATATTTGATTCTTTTTTCTGGATGCGTTCTCTACCACTCTTCTCAATATCTTTGATAAAGTTCTCTTGCATCTCAATCTTGTCTTCGATCATATCTTTCTTGATCGAAAACTCCCTAATGAGTTCATTAGTTCTACGCATCCTGTCTTTCAGGATAGAACTCATGGTAGAAAAGATCTTAATATCCAACAGATCTTCAACAATGTCCCTGCGGTTTGAAGATGTCAACTGCATGAAGGGAACAAACGTTGCAGAGCCCAGAATGACAGTTTGAGTAAAAGACTTGTAATTAAGTTTCAGAATACTCTCTTCGAGTTTCTTTTGTTGATCTGCGGCTGCGGCATCTTGATCCTGAACCTTACCATCGACCCAGATCTCAAAAATATTTGGTCTGATACCACGAATTACTTTATACTCTCTAGATCCAATAGAAAATTCAACCTCAACCAGACACTCCTTCTCGTTCACAGAGTTGACTAGTTGGGGTTTATTGATCTTCCTGAATGGTTTATTATACAAAGAAAAGGTAAGAGCATCGAGAATCGTACTCTTACCAGAACCATTCGTTCCGAGGATTAGATTTGTTTGTGCATCTTGAAAATTCACTTCGGTGAAATTATTTCCCGTACTCAGGAAGTTCTTCCAACGAATCCTATCAAAAACTATCATCAGGTCTAGGTGGTATAACGAACTCCTCAGGAGTAATTATTGTATAGTTATAATTATACTCATGACATGTCTTAATTGCAAGTGCAGGATCTATTTCTGCAACTTCCATCTCTGGGTGTCCATCTGCTTCCAGAAGTAGAGCATATCTGAAAGCATCGTCTTGATCTTGAAAAAAGTATAGAGTCTTTTCGCCGTCTTCTTCGACTACTGCATATGCACCATCCTCTTCAATTGCAGTTAGCATAAACATTTACTCTACCTCGCAAGCTTCCTGGTAAACCTCTCTTAATAGTGATTTGACTTTCTCTTTGTCCAGTTCAAAATCAGAGTCTTGAACATATTTATTTAAAATGGTGATAGTGTCTTCTACCTTTTCAGAGTCCAGTTCGACTTCTTCGTCATAGACATCAAGGTTTTCAACAATCTTCAAATCATGAACACCAGACTTATAAACCTTATCAACAAACTTCTCAAACTGAAGTTGATCCGACTTTTTACGAACGATAAGTTTTACGATCTTATCTTTTAGATCTGTTGTGTTATAAAGTTTGTAGTTAGTATCTTCGTAATATACTTTCTCAAAAATAGTGTATGGATTCTGAACAAACTCAAGTTCAAACGTTTCTGTATCAAAGAAACTAAATCCTCTCTTGTCGTTGCAATCATTCCAAAAGAGTTGGTATGGATTACCGATGTAGAAGATCTTTCCGTCGTTTGATCTGGTATGATAGTGACCAGAATAAACTGCATTGAACTTATCGAAGACATCAGTCTCCATACCATGATGTTGAACATTACCAGGATACACTGCGAATCCTTTGAGTTCTAGATGACCAAATGCAACTTTTGCTTTGGTTTTGGAGATCTTCTCAAGAGTCTCTTCGCGATTCTCTGCAGAGATCCAAGGAATCAAGAATGTTTTACATCCACCAACATTATATTCACCTGGTCCAGAAATAGGAACGATATTGTCATACTCTCTCAAAAGGGACTCAATGGAGTTGACATCGTTAGTGTTCTTATAATATGCATCATGATTACCGACAATCTGGTGAACCTTGATACCCAGATCTCGGAACCTGTCATAGACATTTTCCTTTGCCCAGTCAAGACACCAGAAGTCAATAGACTTCCGACTATCAAATGCATCACCGAGGTGAATTACATCCTTGATCTTCCGTTTCTCTAGTTCTGGGAAAAAGATGTCTTCGTAGAATCTTTTAAAATAATCATGAAAGGTTTTACTGCCCTTACGTCCTCCGTAATGGGTGTCAGTAATCAGTGCAATAGAACTCATTGATACATCTTTGTTTGAATAGCGTCTTTAATGGAATTATACTCTGCAGAATTGTAACTGTCACCATCTACTGTGAACACTTCGTCGTAACCAGACCTCTCAATGATTTTGGTACGGATCTCCATTTGTTTCTTCTCCTTCTGGATTCTGCGGAGAAACGCATAATGAATGATCTGCGTAAAGTAAGCAAAAGGATTCGAGGATTTCTCAGGATTAAAATTATGAATGTACTGAACGCAATTTTCGATT